GTTTGGCTCCTTAGACGAGACAGACCTTTATAACAAAGTTAGATACTTCGCAACTGGTTTGGGATGCAAGGTCATTTGGATTGATCACCTCTCAATATTGGTCAGTGACTTAGGCAGTGAAAGCCAAGATGAACGCAGGGCTATTGACAGCATCATGCACAACTTAAAGCTTCTCACTCAAGAACTAGGCGTTTACATAGGACTTATAAGCCACTTGAAGAAAGCACCGCAAGGTCGCAGCTTTGAAGAGGGATACGTACCGTCCAGTGACGACTTACGCGGTTCGGGTTCAATCAAGCAGTTATCTAACAATGTCTATGCAATCTCACGTAACCAACAAGAAGAGGACGACAGGGCGCGTAACACTTCACTACTTACTGTACTCAAATGTCGCTACACAGGCCGCACAGGCAAGGCAGACTATCTTTACTTTGACGAACACACAGGCCGCATGGTCATTGGGCAAGACCCCGATGTAGCTATGGTTGCTAACGGCTCCAACTAATTACTCCAACGAGAGAATAATCATATGACTACTTACGTTTTTGATATTGAAACAGACGGTCTATTGGACGAAGTTTCTAAAATACACTGTATTGTTATGGCTGATATGGAGACTCGGAAGATAAAGAAATTTACTTCAGCGTCTAGTAGCATTAAAGAGGGCTTACAGCTTCTTAGTGAAGCTACTGAGCTTATCGGTCACAACATTATGGAGTACGACTTAAGTGTCATAAAAAAGCTTTACCCAACTTGGAACACAAGCGCAGTAATAACAGATACGTTGATATGTAGTCGCTTAATGTGGGGCAATATGTACGAAGTCGATGCCACCCATTACAAGTTTTTACCCCCTCAGTTTAAGGGTAGACACAGTTTAGGTGCTTGGGGTTATCGCCTCGGTGCGCTTAAAGGAGAGTTCGGTACTACTGCTGATTGGTCTGTTTTTACTCCCGAAATGCTGACGTACTGTGTGCAAGACGTAAAAGTTAACGTCAAGTTCTATGAACACGTTCTTAATCAAAAGTATTCACAAGATGCTATCGACTTGGAACACGCTATACACGGTATCTGTCTTGAGCAACAAGCTTTGGGTTTCCCCTTTAACGAGGAAAAAGCTGCAATGCTTTATGCAGAACTTGGTGGTCGTAGGGACGAAATTAAACAACACATGGTCGATACCTTTGAGCCGAACATTATTGAGCTTAAAACTAAGACCAAAATATTACCGTTTAACCCTAGCAGCCGACAGCAGATTGCAGACAGATTGCAAAATAGAGGTTGGGTTCCTACAGAATTTACTGAATCGGGACAAGTCGTGGTCAACGAGACAACGCTAAAGGCTATTGAAGATTCAATACCAGAGGCTAAGTTGCTGCTTGAGTATTTAATGCTTATCAAACGACTCGGACAATTAAGTGAAGGAAAGAACGGGTGGCTAAAGCTAAGTAAGAACGGGCGCATACACAGTCGTACTAACACACTAGGAGCCGTAACTGGACGCAGCACTTCCAGTAACCCGAACATTCAGCAGGTGCCTAGTGAACGAGCAGTGTACGGAAAGGAGTGCCGTGAGTTGTTCTATGCCCCGAAGGGGTGGGAGTTAATGGGTAGTGACCAATCTGGTATTGAACTACGGTGCGTGGCCCACTATATGTCGGAGTGGGACAATGGAGCCTACGGGAAGGTCATATTAGAAGGTGACATACACACTACCAATCAAGAAGCAGCAGGTTTAAAGACTCGCGCACAAGCAAAGACTTTTATCTACGGTGGCATCTTGTACGGGGCAGGTAACGCAAAGATTGGGTCTATAGTTGGCGGCACTGCGGCTGACGGTAAGCGTCTTAAAGAAAAATTCCTAAAGGGTCTACCTGCTCTTAAAGACCTTCAAGACTATGTATTAACTTTCATTGCCAAAGGGAAGCTTACTGGACTTGATGGTCGTTTCATACCAATACGCCACAAACACGCAGCACTCAATAGTCTGCTCCAAAGCTGTGGCGCAATCCTAGCAAAACGATGGGTAGTTATCTTTCATTCAATCTGTAAATCACACGGCTATGTTCATGGTAAAGACTACCAGCAAGTCGCGTGGGTGCATGACGAAATTCAAGTATTAGTTAAAGAAGGTACAGGAGATCAATTTGGAAAATACGCACAAGACGCAATGCGGAAAACAGGCGAATACTACAGCTTTGGAATTAGACTCGATGCCGACTACAACATTGGCAGAAGTTGGGCCGAAACCCATTAAAAGCTGTATCGAATGTGACACAGCATTGCATGACGACAATTGGTATCCCTCGTTTATTCTTAAGTGTCATTACAAGTGTAAAAATTGCTATGACATTCGGAGGCTAGAAAATAAGTTAAAGAAAAAGGGTATGGGTAAAAAGGGTTTATTAAAGCTCTACAAACTAAAGTCCAAAATGGTCTACGAGAAGTTTCCTGTAGGCCATGTATACCTACTTAAAAACCCTGCGTGGCCTGATTGGGTCAAAGTAGGTAAAGCAGTAGACGCAGTAGACCGACTTAACACCTATCAAACAGCTAGTCCTCAACGTGATTATTCAGTAATACATTTTGTTGAAGCTAACGACAGACACGCTTTAGAAAAGGCTGCACATAGCGAACTAAGTCTAGTCTGTTCAGGCAAACATAAAGAATGGTTTTGTGTGGACGATCAAACCGCAATTAATATTGTTAACAACCTTCAGTAACAGGAAATTATATGGATACCAACCGCGTATCTCTAATTATTACGATTGAAGAGGACTGTACCTCTATTAAATTTAAAGGTGAGGTAGACGGTACAGCATCTGAAGATCAAAACGATGTTTCAGCCGCAATTTATGCAGCAGTTTTAGACATAGCTACTAATCCTGACACATTAGATTACTTCTTAGAAATGTCAGAATTAATGGCTGAAAAACTAGATAAACCAACCCCACCCTCACTTAGACTCGTTAATTAAATAAGGAAATTCTCATGGCAGATAACCGTAATACTCTTCTACTAGACGGTGACTTAATTGCTTACCGCATTGCAGCAGCACTAGAAAAGCCCGTTCATTGGGGTGATGGATTATGGACGTTACATTGCTACGAGAATGAAGTATTTGCTGCTTTCGTAAGTAAAGTCGAGTCGATTAAAAAAGAGACAGGTCTTAGTGATGTTGTTGTGACTATATCTAGCCCTCGCAATTTCCGAAAAGAAATTAACCCTCTTTATAAAGCAAACCGCAAGTCAACAAGAAAGCCTTTATGCCTTGGCCCTCTCTTTGAGTTTATAAAAGAAGAGTTCAATCACGTAATACTAGATCGCTTAGAGGCAGACGACACAATGGGTATCCTTGCTACCCAAGAGCCTGACCGTTATCTCATTGTAAGTGACGATAAGGATATGGTGACTATACCCGATGCACGTATATGGAAAGATGGTGCAATCCTACACATAACACCTGAAGAGGCTTATGAGAACTTCATAACTCAAGCCCTCAAAGGCGACCCCACGGACGGATATTACGGATGCAAAGGTATTGGCGAAGTTACTGCTCGAAAGATTATAGATAAGCACCGAGGCACACCAGAGTCGTTGTGGGAGGGTGTTCTGAAAGCTTATAAAGGTGATGCAGAAGATGCACTCCTTAATGCACGAATGGCTCGGATACTAACATCCGATCTATACAACGATGAACCAATTCTGTGGAATCCACCAATAATTGATAAGGAAGTAGTGTAATGAAGAGACATATAAAACCTGAAGTTGATTTAATAAATACTCCCCCGCATTACACAACCGCATCAATAGAGCCAATAGATTATATACGCGCACATGAAATGAGCTTTTGTGAGGGCAACGTCATTAAGTATGTGACAAGGCATACGCTAAAGGCCACACCAATGCAGGACTTATTAAAAGCGCGTTACTACATAAACAAACTAATATCAGACTTAGAAATGGAATACCGAAAAGCATGAAGAATTACTTTCCCAACGATTACCAAGCATTTATTCACACTAGTCGATACGCCAAATGGCTCGATTCTGAAAACAGGCGGGAAAACTGGGGTGAAACAGTAAACCGTTATGTGGACAATTTAGTGTTACCGAAAATTACTGAAGATGAAACGGTAATGGCAATTCGTGAGGCAATTACTAATCTTGACGTTATGCCCTCCATGAGAGCAATTATGTCTAGTGGAAAAGCTTTTGACCGCGATAACACTGCGGGATATAACTGTTCCTATATGCCTGTTGATGATATTTGTTCTTTCGATGAAGCCATGTTTATTTTGTTATGTGGTACGGGGGTCGGATTTTCAGTCGAGCGTCAATACGTTAACAAACTTCCTGAAGTTCCCCTTACTCTTATTAATATAAGTGATGCCATATTTGTTGCGGATTCTAAGGAAGGATGGGCAACAAGTTTAAGAGCTTTAATAAAATCACTGTATGCAGGTATTATCCCGCAGTGGGATGTTTCGGCAGTGCGTCCCGCAGGTGCAAAGCTTAAGACATTCGGTGGTCGGGCTAGTGGCCCTGCTCCCCTTGTTGACTTGTTTCAGTTTGTGGTCAGCAAGTTTAAAGAGGCTTCAGGTGAGAAACTTACGAGTCTCCAATGCCACGACATTATGTGCAAAATTGGTGAAGTAGTTGTGGTGGGTGGTGTGCGTAGGTCAGCTATGATTAGCCTGTCTAACCTTAGTGATGATCGTATGCGCCATGCCAAATCTGGTGCGTATTGGGAGGCAAACGGACAGCGTAATTTAGCTAACAACTCAGTCGCCTACACTAGCAAGCCCGACTCTACTTCATTCATGCGAGAGTGGTTAAGTCTAGTTGAAAGTGGTACAGGTGAGCGAGGTATCTTTAACCGCCAAGCTGCCCAGAATCAAGCAGCTAAAAATGGTAGGCGTGATGCCACCTATGAGTTTGGGACTAACCCTTGCAGCGAGATAATCTTACGCCCATACCAATTCTGCAATCTAACTGAAGTCGTAATACGCTCAACTGACACTGAGCAAGACTTAGAACGTAAGATTGCTATTGCTACAATACTTGGGACTCTACAAGCAACCTACACCAAGTTTCCATACCTACGTCAAATCTGGCAAGACAACACTAACGAGGAACGGCTGCTAGGAGTAAGTCTAACGGGGATTATGGATAACCCTTTGACTACCACCGCCAACCCCGATCTTCAAG